GCATCTAAGGGTGGTGGTGTTTTAAGTAAAGTTGGTGGCGCAATAAAGGGTGTTGCAGGAAAGGCTGGAGGACTATTGAGTAAAGGTGCTGGCTTATTAGGTAAAGCTGGCCCAGGACTGATGCGTGGACTAGGTACTGTGGGTAGGGTTGCTGGAAAATTTGCAGCACCTCTTGCTATAGCTATGTCTGCGTATGATGCGTATAAAGGTTGGAATGCTGATCCGAATGCAACCACGGGTCAGAAGTTTAAAAACATGGGTAGAAATGTTTTAAGCGGACTTACCTTTGGTTTAGTCGATAGTACTGAAGATAAAATGGCATCAGGCGAATATGCTGGCACACAAAAAGAAGCTGAAGCTCCTGCTCCTGCTGCCGCTATGGCATCTGCACCAGGTTCGATAAAACCAGCAGCGGGTCAGGTAGCGGGTAAATCTTCTGGTGGAATGTTTAGTGGCATAACAAATTTTGCCAAAGAACATCCCCTTATGACGGCATCAGCGTTTGGTCCATTAGGTTTAGCTGCTTATGGCGGAAAGAAACTTTATGACTGGGCTTCTGGTTCAAATGAAACACAAAGTCCTGAGGTTGCATCTGGACAAAACAAAGATGCTGGCATATTAGTAACAAGTTCAGAAGAAGCTAGAGATAAAATGCAAATTAATGTTCCACCTCCAACAGTTCTTACTAATAATACTGGAGAAAATGCCAGTAAAACTTCACCTCTTCCGACATCCCCAATTACAGTTAGGGACGATGATAGTAGTTGGATGAGATTTACCATGAAGAGGGCAATGGCATGATAAGGTTCAAGCAATTCTTATCTGAGTCGCAAGATGGCGCAGGACTCACAATATGGGACATAGATGAGACTCTATTTAAAACTACTGCGAGAGTTAAGGTAGTAAGAGGCGGCAAAGTAATCAAGGTACTAGGTAACAGAGAGTATAACACATATCAGCTTGAGTCTGGCGAATCCTTTGATTTTGATGAGTTTAGGAATGCTCAACATTTCAGAGATACCTCAGAGCCTATAGCAAAAGCAATTAGAAAGTTAATTGCTATGCATAAAAACATTAAAGCCAAAGGCAGCAAGATGATTATTCTTACTGCCAGATCAGACTTTGACGATAAAGATGTTTTTCTAGATACCTTCAGAAAGCAAGGAATAGACATTGATGATATCTACGTTCATCGTGCTGGCAATTTAGGTACAATGCCTTCCGCTCAAGCAAAACGAATTATCATCAAACAATATCTTGATAGTGGTAAGTATAGTAGAGCGAGATTATTTGACGATGCCGTTTCTAATATCAATATGTTCAAAATGCTCAAACATGAATATCCTGATATTTCGTTTGAGGCTTATCTAGCTCACGAAGATGGAACAATGTATCGTATGTAAAAAGAAAGGGGAGCCGAAGCTCCCCTTTTTAATTACTCGTCATCTGCCAAACTGGCAAAATAACTCATATTATCAACATCATCATCGTCATCATCAGTTTTGGCTGGCGATGTACTTGCTGCGGCTCGCGTCTTAGACGAAATAAACATTTCATCTTCAACATCGGCATTTGGTGCTGATACACGCTCTGCTGTAGGAGCCTTAGCTCCACCACCAAGAACCATATTCAGCTTTGCCTTAAGCTCTTCATACGACTTGAAGTTCTTAGGATCAACAATTTCCTCAAGGGAATATTGCTTGTTCCAAATAGACTCAATTGCCTCATCACTCTGCGCAACTACAGATTCTGGCTCAAAGTCTGACTTATCGTAATTACGATAGCCCTCTACCTGACGAATCTTCAGTCGGAAATTTGCGCCCTTCCAGAAATCAAAAGGATTTACCTTAGGATCATCTTCAAACTGTGGCATCATAACATCCTTGATCTTGTCAAAGATTTTCTTGCCGTACTTGAAGACAAAAACTTTACCTTCGTTATCTGGATTACCCGGATCCTTAACTACAAGAATGTTTGAATAGTAGTAAAGACGGCGCTTCTGCTTGCGGGCAATTTCTTTATTTGCCTCAATTCCAGAATTCCAAAGTTCAGAGTTTAACTCTGCAACTGGATCAGGACGATTGAGGGTAGTAAGAGAGTTCTCAATATACCACTTGCCAGACGGACCTTGAAATCCATGATCCCAAAGACGAACCCAAGGCAACTTTTCACCCTTAGGTGGTGGCAAAAATCGAATGATTGCTTGACCGTTACCAGCCTTATCTACTGTAGGCTTCCAAAAACGATCATCATCGGTGGACTTTCGAGTATTAGAAATACTCTCAACTTGCTTCAGCAAGGAATCAAAATTATCTCGACTCTTGCGAAGATCAGAAAGTGAATTAAACGACATATATTTCTCCTTATAAACTGTGTATTATTTGTTTGAACGCCATGTATCATACTCATCGACTTCATCGAAATCGTCATAATCGCTTTCGATAAAATCTTGTTCGCTATTAGAATTATCGGTATCTTCTGATAGCGAGTCACGCGAATATTTATACAAGTTCTTACGATGCTTATTTACTTTATCCGCACCTTTACGAACTTCCTTGATTCGAGGTTCATCATACCAACGCTTTTCACGGTGTGATTTGCCCATTGTTACTCCGTATTACTCCTAAGTTGTTGCATATTACATTAAACTTATTTTTATCGATATTGATAAAAATACGATACTTCCTTACAAGTCTGGAAAAATCTTTCCATATGATGTCATCTTTTAAGGTAGTATCATTACTATACACGAAATCGGTAATCTTGTCAAGAATAATTGCCGATTCTAGTGTAATTTTTTTACCTAGCACTAGTTTTAGGACTATAGGATGTTGTCCATCCTCAGAAATAAGGGGATTTTGCGCACACTTATTTCCTTCCGAAACTAAGAGTTCAGCGTCCTGAGTAAATTGATAGGTAAGTTTGCCTTGTCTGGCCATCCAACTGGTATAAATCTCGGAAGCATTAGCGTCAAATACACCATTATGACCAGCAACAAAGTTGGCAACGAAAAAATCGATCAGTTCCTTTTTTTCGTACTTTTTAGAAAGTTTACGAAATAATAGAACATCTTTTCGTTTCATGAAGGTTTCTTGTTTACATCTAACAGCATTTTTAGCTGTGGTAATATTATATTTATCGGATGTAAAATGTAACTTTAGAGACATATACAAACGATATACATCAAACGGTTCCATGTTACATCTCAATCAAAAGGTAGAATTCCATCCCGTTTACGCTTTAATAGATTTAAAGTTTCTGCTTCTGCCCTAATCTTTTCTTTAAGAGAGGTTGATACTAGTGTGCTGACTGTTTCTATTTCTAGTTCATTTTTAACGCAGTAATCCACTAGCATATCAAAACATGATATACCAACAATATTAGCCTGTTTTTCTATATATTGGGAAAACTCTGTGGGAGTTTTAAACTTGGACACTTGCGTCTCTATTACCTCTGTATCTAGAAGAAGTGGCTCTTCTACCATAAATGTATCTATCATATCTTTCCTCAATATGGGGGGAACATTGCTCCCCCCATTTAAATATTATGTCTCAGTATAAAAAATATGTGCGCCAATTTTAATCACTCTTTGTAAGTCCCAATTTGGATTTACATAGTCTGCATGATAATATAGAACATTTTTACCAATAACAGGTTTAATTTGTCTAGTTAGAACCATTCTAGCTATAGACTTAGATTCTTGATATGAATCGCCATATGGTTTATGTTTGCCTTTGTCACATACCCAACTAAACTGACATGTGCCAGAACGTCTTTGATAAACAACATCACACACATCGTTTGGAAATTTGCCACTAGCTGCTCTATTTAAAGTTACGTTAGCTACAGCAATTTTACCAGTTCTACTTTCACTACCAGCTTCATAATATATGTTTTTAGCTAGACAAGAAACGTGTCTTTCTAACCTTTCATTTACTAGTTGCACTCTTTTCAATTCTAATGCTTGTTGCTCTTTAAGTTGTTGCGAAACAGTAAAATCTATCGATTCTTGTTGCGCATTATTCCTTTCGATAACAGAATTTCCAAGTAGTGTTGAAGCTAATGATAAAGTACCGGCAGCAAAAACAGCTAATCCAGTACGAATCGAAAAGAATTCGAAAAACTTCTTATTTAAGGAAGTCATTCTCTTTCCTCTTTTGTTATTAAACTTGAGAGTTTTTGACCAGTGACTCCCCACACTGGAGTAACTATTTATCAAACAGTTACCCTTCTGGTGTACTGAGCACCTTAGTTAATCGATCATTCAACGCACTTGCGGCACGTTTCGTCTCTTTTATAATACGAGCGCGTACCTTTTCATCTGATGCCTCATAGTCGATAGTGAGTGATGCCAGAACTCTTACAGTTCCAGCCTTAAAATCACACTCTTCAGTTACATAGTAATTCAGCATATTGTTCTCCATGATTAATTTAAAAGTGGATGCTTCTGTTGCCAGGTGCATCCGAACCCCGTTCTAGGTCCGCATTAAGCGGCTAGAGCATATGCCTGATTATCGTTGGCATTTATCATTTTGGCACTTTGCCAGGCAATTGATCTCAATTTTTCCTATACAACTACAGTCGAACCTGTTCAGCCCCATCAAAAGAAAACTCACTCCCTTTCATGGTTGGTGTCTAATTACGACAGCACAGTATGCATCCTGCCGAATTTTCTTTTGGTGGAGCTGGCGGGAGTCGCACCCGCGTCCTATAGCCTTTCAGTCAAACGTCAACGATCAATAAGTCTATTTATACTATCAGTATATCATGAAATTTCGTTGTTGTCAAACATTTTTTTAGTTTCCAACAAGTATTTCACATAGTTATCGCGTTTTTCAGTGAAAACTAGTGGTTCTTCATCATCTACAGACATTAAAACTACTAGTCTATTAATTGGAATTCCAGTTCTTTCCTCATACATGATAGCGTATGCCGTACACTGAGCAAAATAACCAGGAATGTCTTCTTTAGTTTTAAGTCTCTTAGATGTCTTAAAGTCTATGACGGACAGTTTTCCATCAAATTCGGCTATACAGTCAACTTGACCTGCCATACCTAAATGATCACTATATAAAAACGCTTCGATATGCCGAATGTTGTCTA